ATGAGTTCTTAACTGCTATCTGTGCCATTCGTCACAAAGAGGTGACTAACAAGTTCTTCACCACCTACGACCACGAGCGACACCAGTTCAAAGATAGCTATATCTATGACCAGATACTGAAACTAAACCTCAAGGACCACTTCACCCTCACCGCTCGCTATCTTCGCCACTACGATAAGCGTGAACCGCTCTATATTGGTTACGACCCTGGAAACTTTCAATCGCTCATCGTTGGACAGAAAAAAGACTATGGTAGTCGCTTTGACATCATCAAGGAGTTTTGGGCTTACATACCCGACGACCAGCAAAACCTTGCACAGCAGGTGTATTCTTTCTTTGGTACTGATGCCGTGAATAAGGTTATACATCTCTATCCTGACCGTGCAGGTAACAAGACACGTGAGGAATTAGAGCAGATAACTACTGACTCGCTAACGATGAAGGCAGCCTTAGAGAGTTACGGCTTTTCCGTTATCCTCTACAATGAGGGTGCACCTGTTATTTACCACTGGCAACAGTTCCGCCTTTGTCAGTTGCTCTTTGGTGAGAAGATTCCTTCACTTCCGAAGGTGCGTGTTGATGAAAATGAATGTCCAAACCTTTGCAGTGCTATCCTTATCAGTCCATTGAAGAAAACCAACGGCAGAATAGAACTCGACAAAGCATCAGAGAAGAAGGAGGAACTCAAGCGAAGACCAGGACTAACAACACAGCTTCCAAGTGCAATGATTTACCTTTTATACGGTCTTTATTCCGACCTAATCAAGAAGGAATTAAGCAGTTATCCTGATGATTTACCCGAAAATCTTGCTATTTAAGGGTTAATAATGGGCAAAATATAAAACAAAACGTGTCCAAAAATAGACAATAATAAAGGTTATTTACAGAGGTCAAAATCTTATTTTGTTGTGTTTCAGTGATTTACGTTTTGAAAATCAAAAACAAAAATGTCCAAACGGCGTTTGCGACCACGCACCGCTGAGTTGAGGAAAAGCGGTGCAACGTTTCAAAAGTTAGGAAATATGACAGTAAGGGGGTAAAGTCGTCCTTTGTTCCTACAGCGATTTTAAGTAATTTCGCAAGTAATGGAGAAGACGATTGAGATGAACGGCATCGAGGCTCTGCAATGGGCAAGGGAGATAAGTAGAGTACCACAAGGTGACTTCACTATCTGCTTCTTTCCCTACTCTCGCTCACAGGGTATGGCAGGCGAGCAGATGGTAGTCAAGGAACATTGCAAGTACCGCACGCAACTACCAGAAGAGTGCTTTAATGTCGACTCCGAGAACTACTTTCTTTTCGAGGACAAAGACGGAAATCCTAAGATGTGTTATCGCATACTCATCAGGTATATGGGGTTTCCACAAGACGGATATAAACTACATAAGATAAATTGGTTATGACAGATAGTATTGAGTTGCACGGCAACGCTGGTCTCTATGTGATGGACGGCAACACATTCTCCTTCCAGATTGGAGAGGGTAACGAGTTGTCAACAAAGCAAGGGTTACTCGTGCCACAGGGTATACAGGGTACACAGCCGTACCTACACGAACACCAGTGGTTGAGTGTGAATGGATACCAGGTGTGTATGCGTGGCGTGAACAACACGCAATGCGAGGAAGTCGCAATGGAGATCAAGCAGAACCGTCTGCTGCCTCGCTTGTATAGCAAGGAGATTAAGATGCTGTATGGTAACGGACCTTGCGCTTATATGCAGACAGTAGAAGGTGGTAAGCTGCGACGTGAGTACACCGCACTACCTGCTTGGGATGAATGGATGAACTCTTGGCAGGAACGTGGTATGGAAACATCTGCACAGGAGTTCGCTAAGACCTGCATAAAGAACTACTACTGGTTCGGTGATTACTTCGTTAAGTGGAGGTTCTCACGTGGTAAGCGTATTGGTATGTTGCCAGTAGCTGGATTAGAACCCTTGGAGAATAAGCACTGCCGTCTTGCTACCACTCGTAAGGATGTAGCCTACGATCAGATTAATTATGGCGACTTCAATAACATAGCTGTAGGACGGTGGACATACGGATTAGGCAATTACAAGATATACCCTAAGTTCGCATTGTCAGAAGTTGACAACTATCTATTCGCTGCCGTGTCACACCACCGTGAGAAATCCGTCGATGAGTTCTACGGTGTGAACGAAACCCACCAGGGCGCACGTCCATATATTCAAGGCAGCAATAAAACCGCCTCCTACATTAACTCTTTCTTGCGTAATTCCCTTGCAGCGAAGATACACATCATCATTCCGAATGCGTGGGTGTCAAGCAAACGTAATCAGTTAGTTAAGCTATGCGAGGAGAATAAGGTTCGTAAATCTAAGGATCAAGAACTTGTGAAGTATAATGGCATCAGCATCGGTACAGAATACCGTGAATCGTTGCTTGTAGAGTATATGCGATTGGAGCTGCGCAAGATAGGCGACTATCTGAGCGGTGCTGACAACCAAGGCAAAGCCTACTCTTCTATTTCATTTATGGATAGCTCTGGCAACGAACAGCAGTGGAGAATCGAAACGATCGACCTTAAGTATAAGGAATATATCGAATCTTTGATTTCTTACGATAAGCGAGCAGAAGAAGCCTTACTATCAAGCGTTGGTTTGGATGCATCTATCACAGCGGTTAGTAAAGATGGTGTCATTAGCAAGTCAGGTTCTGACGCTTACTACAACTATCTTATCTATATAATGTCACTCACTCCAGAGGACGAGATATGTGCAGAACCGTTTAATCTCGCTCTCAGATTGAATTTCCCAGACCTTTATAAGCAAGGCTATCGCATAGGCTTCTATCGTGAGGTTCCTCAGCGACAGGAAGAAATTGCACCGAAAGACAGACTAAATCAGCAGCAGTCATGAATATACTCGTAGACATTTTCAAGAACTTCTCCACCTTCAGTCTTTATGCGCCTGGAGTGGAAACTAATATGGACCTGAACGATTTGCGTTCGTCTGGTCTTACGGCTCGCAAGCGTATCGAAACCGTAATCAGTCGTGCTGTGTTCGATGAACTCTTAAAAGAGAAAGAAGACTCTCCTCTTATGGAAGCCTTACGTGCAGCTATGGCGAACATGACCATGGCAAATCAAATTATCTTTGATAGTGTTAATCGAAGGAAGAGCGAGGTCAATGTGTACAAGTACGAGCTGGAGGCGATGAAGCGTTCTTACATGGAAAACTATTGCAACGCTATCGATACGCTCGTGCAACTGTTGTCAGAACCAACTGAAGGTGCAATTGCAGAGTTGTGGAGCAAGACTCCTTACTACCCTATCTTGGAGCGATGTGAAATAAAGACAATGGATCAGATGGATTCAATCTATCCTATCGATGCATCTTATCTTTACTTCTTCAGAACTATACCATTGCAGAAGGAAACGCTCGATGAAGTTATGTCGATTTACTTCGAGAAACTTACAGATGACAATAGAGAGCGCATTCGTCCTATCTTGTTGCTTGCCTTGGTAAAGAAGACAATAGCAAAGTCGCTCCGTAGGTTTGATATCCTCGAGTTCCCTTCTACGATTCGAAATCTCTTCGATGATAGTCACGCTGCACGCTCTGGCAAGGACGAATCCAGTGCTATCTTCGCACTTGCCGACCGCCTCGATCGTGAAGCGGAAGAACTCCTCTCGAATGCTGATACACTGCTCTCCTCTGAGTCTGTCTCTGACTTCTGTTCGAACTCAGCGTACAATCACCCTGATGATAACATTATAATGTTGCCATAATGAAAGATATCGAACTTGTATATAAAGGCGACATACATCGCATTCCTAACCGTTGGGATGCAATGACCGACCGCCAGTATATCCGCCTCGTGAGTGACTTCCTTCGTATGGCAGCAGGGGAACTCTCCGCTGGAGAGGTTCGGATTAACTGGCTGTGCGATATAATGGGTTGGAACAAACGCAAGTTCCATTCAGAGGAACAGATTGCCAACCTCGTCGCAATCTCTGAACAACTTACGTTTATGTTTCAAATTAACTATCCTGATAACAATAGTGTCTTGGATGGTGTAGACGAGGATACTTACGAGTTATGCCGTCGTATTGATCCTTATCGCTTGAATATTCCACTTGCACGTGTGTTACGCAGGCTCGATTATCAATACGTAATCGATCTCTGTTTCTGTGCGCAGCTCATTCCTTCTGTTCAGGCTGGCGAGCGTTCTTATCCTGGTTATCGAATTGAGACGAGTTTCGGTACGCTTACTTGCTCTCTTACTGCCCTTCAGTATGTCGAGGCGCAGGGGCTTATCGAGCGAGGTGAGGAATCGTTGCCGTTACTCGCTGCCATTCTATACTATCCAGAGAAAGAGTACAATTCTGAGTGTGCACACGAATTAGCTAACGATTTCGCTAAACTTCCACTCGAAACACTTACGGCTATATCGTTTAATTTTCAAGCATTTAACAACTATCTATTTAGTAAAACTTCATTCTCTCTGCTGTCTAAGTTTGCTCATAAACCCAAGCAGCCTATCACCACCGATGCCTCTGATGCGCTCTACGACCTCTCCAAGGAGGGGCTTGGCAACGCAAAACAGATAGAGCAGATGAACGTACTTACTTATCTGAAGGTGCTGCGCAAGAAGACTATCGATGCGGTTAAGGATATGAAGGGTTTTGGCTGGGATAAATTAAAAATCAGTGAAGAGGTGGGACTGCCTATCTCTGTAATCGATAAGATATTATGATTAAAGATCAGTTTCTCTATTTCGCACAATACCCGTCAAAAGAGGGTGTTCGTGCTATACTGACCAATGGTGCGAGCGACTTCCCTGGTTATAATGACCTTGCGGAGTCTCTCGATAAACTTCCCAATGTGTCGCGACTCCCTGAGATTGCCAACTACGTCTATGGTCAGTCATTCGATGAATTTAGGCAGCTTATCGATAAGTTAGTGGGTTCGTTCCTGTTCGTTGACTATGGCGAACTGAATATGTCAGCGGATGGACGCAACTCTTATCAGATTACCCAGCGCATCGCCATCACCGTGGCAAACAAAATGCCAAACCGTGCTGACGCTGCTGAATATATGCTTTCCTCTGACCAGACACTTCGCCTACTCTCTAAGATTCACGCTTGGATGATTGCCGATGCAGAAGAAGGCAATATCGATTGGATTTCTCGTGGCGAACTCGATAAGGCAGAGATGATTCCTTTTGTCGCTACAGAGTTATCCTCGGTTGGTTGGACCTTGATGCTCAATTGTGTTGCGCCTGACACGCTTGGAACGCACCTTTTAAGTCGGTCCTTTGCGAAACAGCCTTAAATCCTTACCTTTGTATCGTTAATAAGTTGGTAGAATTATAGTTTGATAGTTAATAGTTTTTTCAGATTAAAGATTGTTTAGGATGACGGGCTAACGCAGTGATGCGTTAGCCCTTTTTTGTATCATTTTTTATCATTAGATAATTACTTCTAAATCACTGATTATAAGGGCGATAGTACTTGCGTATTCCTTATTATAGTGTTACCTTAGCAGTACAATTAGAAACAAAGAACATTCAAAAAACAAAGATTATGAACGAGCAAATTCAAAGCATTCTTAACGAGAACGGAACAAAGACTTCAAAGATTCAGAAGCTCCTCACCCTCGGACTTACACGCAGACAGGTAGCTGACCTTGTAGCTAACGGAAACTACGGATTCGTGCAAAACGTCTACAAGCGCATGATGCAAGGAATGACACAGAGAGCAGCACAAGCAGCAGCAACAGTTCTTCCACAACTCGACTACACTTTCAACCGCAACTTCGGTATCGAGATTGAAGCTTACAACTGCACACGTGAACGCCTCGCAAGAGAACTTACCGCAGCAGGCATCAGAGTTAACGTTGAGCGTTACAACCACACTGACCACAACGACCATTGGAAGTTGGTTACTGACAGCAGCCTTTCAGGCAACAACACCTTCGAACTCGTTAGCCCAATCCTCCACGGAGAGCAAGGAATTGAGGAACTTGAAAAGGTCTGCTGGGTCCTCGACCTCTGCAACGCTAAGGTTAACGACTCTTGCGGACTTCACGTTCACATGGACGCTGCTGAATTCGACCTTCAGACTTGGAAGAACCTTATAATTTCTTACAAACGCCTTGAGAATGTAATCGACCACTTTATGCCACTAAGCAGACGCAACAACCGCTACTGTAGGACCATTTCCACCATTTCAGAGATAGCAATCAACCGAGCTTCTAACATTAGCGACCTTAGAGCTGCTTTTGCTAACAACCGCTACCACAAGATAAACCTTGAAGCCTACGCACGCCACCGCACGGTTGAGTTCCGCCAGCACGGAGGTTCTACCAACTTCACAAAAATGTCCGCTTGGATTCATTTTCTCGCAAAAATGATTACCTTTGCAAGGCAAGGTGAAAAATAACACCACCCTGCAGGATGTACCTTTCCTTACCGAAAGCGAAAAGTTATACTTCAGATTGAGAACTAAAAAATTAGCAGCATGTTAACAACCTACAGGCTGAAGGATGGCGACAAAATCGTCGCCACCTCTCCAGCCGACTTCCTTCACCAGCTTCGCACAGGCAGCCGATTCGATAGCGAAGGCACAGACGAAGAATATATGGTGCGCTTCGCTCACCGCTTACAGGAACTCGAGGGCTACCTTGTTTCCACAGACAGCCCCGATGCCTTCCTTGCCGACCTAATTAACAACGGCTTCGTGACCGTTGAAAAATAAAACACGATGCTCGTTTCTTTGTAGCCGTAGCAGTTCCCGAACTGTTACGGCTTTTTTATGTCGAATATTGAGAAAAAATAAACTTTCTATCAATAGTTATCAATTTCGTTAAGTCACGAAAATGTTTTAAATGTTAAATATTTAATCTTACTACGATTTTTTATAGTAAATATTTGCATACTACAAATATTTGTAGTACCTTTGTATTGTCATAAGAAAACAATGAGAATATGAAACAGAAAAAAGAAATGATGGAGGTTACACCTGAAGAAAGGGAACTCCTTGAGAGAATGAGAAATTACAATCGCTCTTATCCAAATGGCTATCCACAACTCCTATGGGATTTACAGGAGTTCTTCGACAAAATGGTCCGACAGCCATACGAATAAAACAAAAGACCTCTCCCTTACGGGGGAGAGGCACAATAAAGTAAAACTATAAACACAGAAACAATGGAAACAGTTATGACAAACCCAGTAGTAGTTACTGATATGAAAAGAAAAGTACAAGACATCTTAATGTCAGTTTCATGGCGTGATTTTGCTAACACCTACTTTCAGAAATCTTCCTCTTGGTTTTACCACAAAATGGATGGCATTGACGGCAACGGAGGTGCAGGCGGTTTCAACCAACAGGAGACCGAGCAGATGCGAGGCGCACTTATCGACCTATCCAACCGCATTCGTCGTGCAGCAGAAAATATTTAGGCGAGGTTCTCATTGACCTTAAGACAAAAGTCACTCATCGCCTATGGGTGCATATTAGCCTCTCGCCATGCGAGGGGCTTTTTCTTTTCGTTTTTATTGCATTGTTATTCGATTTTTGTATCTTTGCAACGAATATTAACTAAAAACTATTGTATTATGGAACATCAACTTATTGTAGAGAGCGATCTTGAAGATTATCTCTCTAAGAAAGAAAACATCAACACATTTATCAATTTATGCATCCGTGAGAGAATGAAGGCAGAAATCAATATGTCTATGAGAAAGGTTAGAAGACCCTCTCTCGAGGTGAGAGAAAATAATCATCTTGACTCTGAAACATTGAAGCCTCTCAGCGCAGAAGAAGTGGAAAATCCAAACACACCATTCTTCGGTCAGAAGATTGTAATCACGGGACAGTTTGTTACCTTCCCGAAGCGTGATGAACTGGGAAAACTCCTGAAGCAGTATGGAGCTGACATGAACACTTCTATCAGTAAGAAGACTAACATTGTCATTATGGGTTATGCTGCTGGTCCTAAGAAGAAAGACTTAATTAAAGACCTTAAAGGGCAAGGCTATGATATCCAAGTGTATAACGAGGACCAGCTGTTGAGAGTGTTTGACGAATGTCAGATACCTCATGATGATTTACCCGATGAGAGACCCATTATAATAGAATAATTTTTGCGTGGCGCAAAAAATATTTGCGTTTTTATTTGGCGGTTACAAAAATACTACTTACCTTTGTAACCGTCAAAACAATGCGAGGAGACTCGCTAATAAGGGTGAGAAGAAATTTCAAGCCCCGAACTTATTAAATTTCGATGGGCTTATTTTTATGCCCATACTTGCAGACTACTGCAACGAAAATATGGCGGATGCCTTCCAGTGAATTTACCCTTGTGGCGAAATCGCATTGTTTTGACGAACAGGAAGAGCATCCGCTTTTTCTGTATCCGTACCTGACGGATTCAGGTAACAGTCAAAACAATGCGTATTATGCAACAAGTAATCGAATTCGAGAGCTCTGCAAAGCAACAGCAGCCTATCGACGTACGTGCTACGATACAGCGCAAAATCAAGTCTCTTAATCTTTGGCTCGACGCTAAAAGCGAGTTCTACAGCCGTATCTGCGAGTTCTCAGTTACCCGTCGTTTGGTAATTCGAGTTAACCTTGTATCTTTGTGCGTGATTGTTGCAGCTGTAGCCATCGAGCAGCAGCCTATTACATCCGTAGTTTCAACCCTCTGTGCAGGCTACTTAGTTTATCGCATGAATAAATCAGAAAAGAAACAGAAAGGAGGCAAGGCATGATATTCATTTATAATTACTTCAAGGTTCCTGATGTTCCAAAAGACCTTGAACCACTTTCCGAATTTATAAAGAAATATAACAAGGTTCTTGTAGCAGACATTGATACGTTTGCAGTATTTATCGATGAGGTGTATAAGAAGTTTAACTCGATTCCCAATGCGAATAAAAAATATACGCTCAATCTTTCTGATAGTTCTATCGCTATTGACGACAACGAAATTCCGCTCCCGGTGATAAGTATAGGTTTCTCCAACATACTTGGCTTATGGGGGTTTCAGACTTTTGAGAGTTCTACCCAGTGCGACCAGCAGAACCTTGAGGTTTTTCCTGTCCCCGATAAAGGTGACGAATGTTTTTGTCTCCCAGATCATTTAAAAAATATAATTAAGAAAGGAGGTGCAAAATGATATTCTTTGACTACTATTTCAAGGCATCTTCTACCCCGAAGTACCTTGCGCCTGTTGTTATCTGTATGGAGCGACGTTACCAAGCCCTTATGGCTGACGAATCTACGCTGAAGACGTTTATTGAAGAACTAAAATCAGAACTGGATGCCATTCCAAAGGCAAAGGGAAAATACAACCTCACTGCTGAAGCTGATAACGGTTATATCTATATCTGTACAACTACAAAACTCAGCTTCGCTGAAAATGTTTTACGTCTGCATTATAAAGAGGTTCTTTCTTTGGAAGGTTTCAGCGAGGAACTCAGTAAGAACCTTAATGAAGTGATAAGAAAGGAGGCAAAGCATGATAATATTTGATTGCTATTTTCGAGACTTTTCAATTCCCAAAGTCCTTGTACCACTTGCTGATTGTATGAAGAATTATCAAGGAGTTCTTGTAGCGGACTTAAAAGCATTCAACAAGGTTGTTGATGAATTGAAAGAAAATTATAACGCTATTCCAAAGGCAGAAGAAAGATTCTCGTTCCATGTTAGCGAAGGATCTCTTGGGACTATTTCAGTCTACAAGAACAACTCTCAACAGAAGTGTATGTTGCGCATCTATTTCTCTGATGTCCGTGGGATGTTTGGATTCGATTCTTCTCAAGAGTCTATTCAGCCTGTACCAGACGATGGCGACGAATATTATTCTTTGCCTGATCACATTAAAAGTAGTGTTCAGAAAGGGGGTGCGAAATGAAGATTATAACCGACCCTACTGTTTATGACTACCACGCTGAAAAAGGCTTGTTCATACCGTTAGATGATTTTTGTTCAGCACCAGGCTTGATAAAGTCATTAAGAGATAATGTTAAGCGTCAACTCACTAAGGCGGAGTATCATCTTGACTATTATAAGAACATTCATGATGCAGGCGAAGCTTCTTCTCGTCAACAAACAGCTATGGATAGATGGGGAGATCGAGTGAACAACCTTAAGGGCTTTGACAAAACCCTTTCCGAAGTAAAAAAAATAATTGATTTAAAATGAAATACAAAATGAAAGCGTCTATCGTTAATCTCGACGAAAAAACTTCTGAGACCCTTCGAGCAATGCTCGACCCTGGTTATATCTCTGAGCGCACAGAACGCTTAGAAGCTATCGAGAGTTTTCTTCTTGACCAATGGAGAGATGCAGGAGCGATAAAGCCTGAAACAGCTCTCACATTCCTCGACACCCTGCACTCACTGCGTAGGGATCTCAACGCATTCCTCACCTCTGCTGAGCCTCACAGAGGTGCCGATAATCAAAAACTATAAAACCTTAAGACAATGACAACAAAGAAAGAAAACGACGAGCAGCCTATAACTGACATCAGTATATACATAGCTGCTTTATCAGCGACATATCGTCCAGCGTCGACACCAGCAGAAACTACGCACTTCTTCTCTACCCCCCGAGGTAGTAGATGCCATACGTAATATAGACCCTTCTGCCAAGGTGTGTGCAGAGCAAGTATTCACAGCTCTTCGCAATGCAGGATATAACTTCTGCTATCGCCCTGGTGCGCAAGGGTTAGAGTTCAAGTGGATGTTCCGTGAAATATAATGTTTGTTCTATTAAATTCGTAGAGGGCAGTGCGTTGTGAAGCGTGCTGTTCCTCGTCCTTTAATCTCTTTTATAAATCAACTATCTTTGCTTTATGATTACAGAAAGCCTTATACGAAAGAAATTCGTTCATAACACAATGACAGATGCTATCAATCGTCTCTATGCAGCATGGAGACCAGCTGTTTCAGTCTTTCAGGTACGTTCAGGCGAACTTCAACGCTTTGCTCAAAGCGGAGCTTCTTCAAAACAAATCTCTGATGGTTCGTATGAATTACGTTTGTTTATACCTTTACACCTTCGTTTTCTTGATATTCAATATCGAAAACCTAAAGGGAAAAGAGCACAAGGACAGTCTAATCTTTATAATAAACTTGTCTGGCCTATCCTTTATAAGCACGTATTCCCAGAACTACGCTATGGGCTTACCGACGAGGTTCGCAACTCTCTACATGATCAATTGTTCCATGCAATAGAAAGTAAATAATCAGACTATCACTTGTGCGTTTCAAGGATATTGCTTATCTTTGTCGCAGGAGCTAAAAACAAAAACTATGTGGATATTTCTCGAAATAATCATAACACTAATAACAATGCCCTTCTTTATAAAGGCTGACGATTGGTGCTGGAGAGCTTGCCTTATTTACATTGGTTGCTGCATGCTCTTTACACCCCTCGTAGGAATCCCCGTTTTTCTCTTTGCTTTCAGCAGATAGACAAACAGTTTTGTCCTTTCCTACTTTATTGTCTGTTATTACCTTTGTTTATAAAAGGTAATAACAGACAATTTTATTTATGGCAAAACATTTATCTGAAGACGAAGTTACACTCGTTGTAAATGCTAAGGCAGACAAGGCGCAGCAGAATATTCGTAAGTTCTCTAAGGAAATTGATAACCTTGGAGAGCGCAATAAGTCACTCCAACGTCAAATGGAATCTCTCGAACTTGCAGGCAAGAAGAATACTGATTCGTGGAAACAACGACGTGAAGAGTATGGCAGAAATGCCACGCAGATTCGAAACCTCAAACAGCAAATCGCAGCTGAGACGAAAGCACTTGACCTTAATGCTCTCACTATGGCACAACTACGCCAACAAGCACGTAGTCTTCAACGACAGCTTGACAACACGTCGAAAACTATTAACCCAGAAGATTGGAAAAAGCTATCCAGCCGACTCTCTGATGTTAGGGATCGTATGGGTGAACTTTCCGATGCTTCAAAAAGTCTTGTTGAAAAATACGCCAACCCACAAGCCATGTCTTTCCTCCATGGTGAACTATTTGTCCGTTTTGCAGAACTGGTAGGAAAAGCCCTCCAAAAGGTAAAGGAATTCGCTGCTGAAGGTATCAGTATGGCTGAGTCTGCTGATGGTGTTATTCACGCCTTCCGCAGACTTGACCAACCAGGATTACTTGACAGTCTTCGAAAAGCTACGAAGGGAACTGTCAGTGATATAGAACTTATGAAGGCTGCCGTGAAAGCTAAAGACTTTCACATCCCTCTCGAAGACCTTGGCAAATACCTGTCTTTCGCACAGCTTAAAGCGCAACAGACGGGACAGTCTCTCGATTATATGGTTGACTCTATCGTAACAGGTCTTGGTCGTAAGTCTCCTATGATCCTTGATAACCTCGGACTATCGGCTGCGGAAATTTCTGAAAAGACAAAAGAGACTGGAGACTTTATGAAAGGAGTTGCCTCTATCGTCGAGAAGAATCTTGCATCAGCAGGAGAAACTTACATCTCTGCTGCTGATCGCGCTGCTCAAAAAACTACTGAACTTCAAAACAAACAGTTACAATTAGGAGAAGCCTTACTCCCTCTTAAGGAGAAAGCCGTAGATACGTTTGGCTCGATGAAGATTAGTATCATGGAGTGCATTGTCTGGCTTATGAATCATCGTAAGGCTTCAGCTGCACTTGGCTTAGCTATTACAGGACTCACCATCAGTATGACAGTTCTTAATACAGCTTTCAGGACTTGGATAGCACAAACAGCAGTTGCAAAGGTAGCTATAGCAGGATGGACGTCTGCCGTAACAACCCTTAAAGGTGTTTATTTACTTGTAGCAGCTGCTATTAATGTCATGCGAGGTAATACTATCCGTGCTACAGCTCAGATGCGCCTTTTCAATCTAAGTTGTAAAGCAAATGTTATTCTTCTTCTTGTTACTGCAATAGTTGCAGCAGGAGTTGCTCTCTACTCATACATGCGTAGCGTGGATAAGGTGAAAGTTGCTATGGTGAATTTCAATTTGGAGCATGCACGCACTGCAGCTGCTATAAAGAAACAGAATAAGGAAATTCAAAAATCTGTCAATGACTCTACAGCTGAAGAAATCACAAAGATAAAGTTACTGCAAAAAACAATACATGACACCTCTAAGTCATATAATCAGCGAAAAAAAGCCATTCAAGATATGCAGGCTATTGTTCCTGGTTATCATGCTACAATTTCAAAAGAAGGTAGGCTTTTTAACGAAAATACTAAAGCCATAGATATCTATATTCAAAATCTCCGTCGTGCTGCTCGTGCTGAAGCTGCCTATGAGAAGATGAAAGATAATGAGAAAAAGATTCTTGATGCCCAAGATACCGTTTCAGACTCAAGCCAAAAAGGTCGTAATGTTAGCAATGCCGCACAACGTAGAGGTCTAAACACAATAGCTGGAGAACGTGTGCAGAAGAGGACGCAAGTGTTTGAAGGTGCTACTCCTGGCTCAGCTATGACAAATGAATATTATGTAGTTGTCGACAAAAACGGAAAGGTTCTCCGAGAGATAAGTAAAGATAAAGCTATCCCTATTATGAAAGACCAAGAATGGGGAGATATGTTCGGAGCAAGAAAGAAAGTGGCTCAAGATAAAGTACAGCAGTATACTGCTCAAAACGACCGTCTACAAAAAGTTATTGAGCAGAATGGAGGCATCAATCAAAAGTTTAAATCAGGTGGAAAACCTCAAGGCGGTTCCCCTGTTGGCTCTGTTGGTGCAGAATTAGATATTATTTCTGCAAAAATAGAGGCTTTGAAAGCAAAACGCCTAACTATTAAGGTTGGTGATACGAAAGGGCTAAAAGCAATTGATGCTCAAATCGCAGCGTTGGAAAAGCGCAAGAGTAGTTTAGAATATGGTAAGTCCTCAGGGAAGACAAAGACTAAAACAAAAACTCACAAAGGTCCTAATCCCGACGATGTGGCAACAAAAGATTTCACTCATGATCGTGCTCAAGACCTCGATGCAGAGAAGCGTAGTTATGATAAGAGTCTGAATGCCTTAAAAGAATCTCTGGCAAAAAAGAGTCTTACGCAAGAGCAATATAATGCTTCTGCCTCTGCACTCAATATACAGCATCAGAAAAACTTGCTCGACATCGAGAAGGCTTACTTGCAACGCTCCGAGAAGATGGTGTTCAAGGATGCTGCGAAAAAGAAAGCATTGCAGGAAGGTCAAGCTAAGGCTGTCGCTGACCAGCAGCAGGCAGCGAATACCGCTTATATCGAAGCTGAAAAAGAATACTACGAATCTCTTGAGAAGATTCAGGAGTCCGCACCAGCTAAGCCACAGACTCTTAAAGAAGAATGTGATGCAAAGCTGTTCCTCTTGGATGGATATTACCATGCTTCCTTGCAAAGAGCAAAAGAGAATGGCGAACGTGAGAAGGAAGTTACAAAGGCTTACGAAGCTGCTAAGGCTGCAATCATCGTAGATTATGCGAAGAAAGCAGAGGAGCAAAAGGCACAAGCACGACAGGAGTATGGGCTTGACACATTCGAAGACCAGTATGCAGCACGTCGTAAGAAGATAGAAGATGATAGTGTACTCAATGAGCAGGAACGTCAGCAGGCTCTTACTCTTCTTGATCAGCAGGCAGAAGAACACCGCCTTCAGATACGTCAGCAGTATGGTCTTGCTTCACAACAGGAACTCTACAATGCAGAGTTGGATCAGTTGAAGATGCACCTTCAGAATAAAGAGATATCTGAAGAAGAATATGAAGAGGCAGTGAAGAATATGAAGATTGCCAAGATGAAGGAGGCATTCGATTTTTACTCTAACCTCTCCAGTGGAGCTGTTCAGGCACTACAGCAAGCGGAGGAAGCGAACGTTGATGCGAAGTATGATGCGGAGATTGAAGCAGCAAAGAAAGCAGGTAAAGATACTACGGAGCTTGAGAAGAAGAAGGCTAATGAGAAGCTGAAGATACAGAAGAAATATGCGGATGTTAACTTCGCTATTCAAGCAGCGCAGATCATCGCATCAACTGCTTCTGCAATTGCTAAGACATTCTCTGAATTGGGTTTCCCTGCTGGTATTCCTGCTGCTGCCTTGATGGGTATCACGGGTGCAGCACAGCTTGCAGCTGCTCTTGCAGAGCGCAATAAGGTGAAGCGAATGACGCTAAGCGGAGCAGGTGGCTCCGCCTCTGCTTCAGGCGCACGTGTCGCAACGGGTCTTGAGTCTGGAGGTAGTATCGATGTCGAGCGTAAACAGGATGGTAAAATGTTCCATGCTGACTACGCCCCTGACAAACGTGGTTTCATCGATAAACCAACCGTCCTCGTCGGAGAGGGCGGATACGGTCATAGTAAGGAGTGGGTGGCTTCGAATGCAGCTGTTGAGAATCCTACCGTTGCACCATTCATTGATATCATCGACCGTGCACAGCGTGCAGGAACCATTCGCACGCTCGATATGAATAAGTTTCTCATTCAGCAGGCACAAGGTCGTGCCTCTGGTGGATATGTCACACCAACAGTTAATGACGTGCGTGGTGTGGTTAAAGACTCCTACAAGGATACACTCATCGAGCGACTTACTGATGTGCTTGACCGATTGTCTGTCGACGGCATTCCAGCATCTGTTTCTCTTAATGAGATTGAACAGAAGCAGCAGCTACAAGACAAGGCACGAAGATTCGGAAGTAAATAGACTTAACACCTTACATAGTAATGAAGATAACTAACATAGAAAAGGGCGAAGACTACAACCTCAAGCCCGACACACAGATACAAGTTGAACGAACCAATCCATTCTTCAATGATTACGGAGAACAGACGACACCGCTCGAACTGCCTTCGTCAGAACGTAATCGCAGGATACTCGGTTTCCCTGACTCGTTCGGTAGACGAGTGAAGATGACCGCTACAGATGTCGCGATACAAGATGGTGAGTACTTCGCTCAATGTAGGCAGGTGGTACTGTCTGCTCAGTACAAGGGTGGAATATCAACCTCCTTCTACATTAACGATGGCTCCTTCTATTCAAGAATTCAGAAGGTAAAGCTGAAGGATATTTTCAAAGGCGAATTCATACCAGGAGTGAACACTGTAGAAGAAGGGATTAATTTTTGTCGTAATCTTCGAAACAACTCTAATGAGCATTACGGCATCTTTCCAGTGCTCTTTACTGACGATTCAGGACAAAAGGAAGGTCTTAATTATAAGGTGTTAAATGGGTTTGGTAAGGAAAAGGTGTTGAGATACGACAAAATCTACGACTTCCTTCCAGAGGTACCTTCAGTTACATCGTTTCACCCCGATATGAGCGGTGAGGGCTGTGACTTCTATAATGCAGTACAGCGCACAGAGTATGTCAATGACGTACCTATCACGCTCGCTCCTGGATATTATATGTCGCCATTCATCCGTGCGAACTATCTTCTGAAGCGTGTCTTCGCTTACTTTGGGTATGAGCTGCAAGAGAACTTCTTTACTCGAACAGAACCATTCAATAAGATGGTCGTCGTAAATAATGTTATGGACGTGCTGGTAAATGGAAAGATAAAGGTAGCTGACCTTGTACCTGATATTACTTGTGCGGATTTTATCTCTGTTTTTCGTAAGAAGTTCTGCTGTGAGTTCACCTCTGATGAAGGTAAGCGCATTGCAGATATCATCTTCTTGCGTGATGCGCTGAACGAACCTCCGAACACCGACCTTACGCATTGCGTAACCCAAGAACCTACACTCTCTTATAAGTCGGAGAACGACTATAAGCGTGTTACACTCTCAGCGGAGGAGAAGGTTGATTCTGAAATATCAGACTCCTACGATGATATAGACAGCTTAGTAAAGGCGAACCCGAACGCTTACTTCGACCCTGTCGATGGAGCTATCTATAAGACTGGATGGTCTGGTGACTTCCAAGTGACGGTGAAGATTGGCGAAGCATCGCAAGACTACAACACTGGAGAAACACTTGAAGCAAAAGAGATAAAGGTTCCAGAACTCATACCAGAGTTACGAATGCTTAGCTATAAGGCTACAATCAAAGAGGAAGACTTTACCTATGATATGGGTAAGTTCCTCTACGTAGGTTCATACATGTCACTCAATTCGAAGATGGTTGTTGCAACAGAACCGAAGGAGAACACTTCGGAATCTGCCAATAAACAAAAGACGATACTCGCCTTTAGTTATCTTTCAGACAGTCGTCCAGCAGGAACAATCTCTGCTTACGATGTGAATGCACCTTCACATCCTCGCATCTTCGATTACGCTTTGCACTACAATGGTCCACAAGGCATCTTTGAAAAGTTCTACCGTGAATATGACTTGCTGCTGCGCAATTCACTTCACGATATGAAGGTGAAGCTGCTACTCTCTCAGTCGCAGAAGCAGAACCTATCCTCTTATGCTAAGGTCGTTATTCGTGGCGTGCCTTTCTTTTTCAACAAACTCAAGTTCACACTTGGAGGAAAGAATGAGCCTGTAGAGTCAGAGCTGTACACGGTATCGCTTATGGAACCTACTATAACTGCTCCTACGATCAATGAGCAACTCAAGGCTATGGATGTGAAGTATAAGTGGGTTGGAAAAGAGAAACGAACATCTGTTAGCTGGGAAGAATACAAGGCTGCTGATCGAGAACGAAACAAGACCTTCGTGACAATCTACCCTCCTCTACCTTCAGCTGAGTATGTTGGTGTGCAATATGGTAAGCAGCGTTCATATACTGAGCGAATAACACGAAAAGGTGGCTGGTTCCGACACGGAGAGTACGAATACACTCGAACAGAGGTGTGGTTGGAGTGCGTGCCTCTTTAATTATGTCGGTTAAAACCTGTCCTTTATCATCTCAAATATATAGGGTACTTTTGTGTTAAACAATTCGCACATGGATATTATTCTTAAACCTGATTCTCTCAGCCTGACGGGCTCGATGAATCACTTTATCATATCAAGCACGCAAGAGGTTACATTCATTCTGAAGTATGCAGACTCGAATGAAATCATTGTGCAGCACACTTATACACCTAACAAGGCTAAGCGCATAGAGATAGACTTGGAGAACATTATCACTCCGCTGCTGTCATTTCAACTCCAGGAGTCGACTACAATCTATCGTCAACCGAACATTGCTCGTGAGTTCCTTGTTAATCTCATTGAAGATAAGACAGCTGCTAAAGAGTCTTGGCAATTCACGGTACTCCGTGCTGGTATTGACAACTTCGCTGACACCGCTTCAGATTGGTTGAAGCGTAACTTCTTGACGTGGCAGCCTACCGTTAAGCCTGTTACCTATTACACGCCAGAGTTTCTTAGTTACTACGCTGTCGAGGACTGTGTTGCGAAGTGTCGTGCGTATATAGAAGAGAACGGTAGCTATATTCAGACAGACATCGAACTCGGCAACCTCTCTCACGGTAAGGTGTGGACGATGCCAATGCAATATGGAGTCATCGCTGGTAAACTCAGTAAGATGCCAAGCTACTATGACGTATGGGTGGAAGATGCAGCTGGAACTCGACTCACCTACATTCAGAGATACTATGCTTCAGATATCCGTAGCGAGGAAGAACAGTGGGTGCTCTTCGAAAATTCACTCGGTGGTATCGACACCTTCCGTGCGTATGGTGATGCTGAGAACACAGCGAAGCATACGCACAATGTAGCAGAGATTGAGAACGACTCAGAAGAGTATCGTGTTGACACGGTCAGAGAATACAAGAAGAACACAGGCTTTCTCTCTAAGGAGGAGCGTAAATGGTTGCTCGACTTCTTCCCTTCCTTGGGTAAGTTCCTCTACACAGGCAACTATGTACGTCGCATTGTCGTTACAGAGAGCGACGTCAGTTGGCAGACAAAAGACCTCCCTTCATCTTATACATTTACCTATAAGTACGCAGATGCACGTCCTTACCTGAATATTACCAGGTCAGAGGACGCTGCACCTGCAATGTTGGATATCAAGATACCAGATGTTGGGTCTTTTACCATCGCCCCACGCTTAGTTGAGCTTGAGCGACTACCGCTGAGCAGTGGGGCTTTGTTTCCTATTCAGAGTCCTTACTCTGACAAGTGGAATATTACCACAGCTGAAGCTATCCTTGAGTGGTTCTCTCGTGAAGTCACCGCTGCTTACAAGGGTGATGGTGCCTTCGGACACCGCCACGACAACATGTCGGTACTGAATGCGCTCGACCGCATTGGTGGCTACCTCACCTTGGATGCGCAGAAGATACTCGCTGGCTTAGCTGACGAGGCGAAGTATGCTCGCATGCTCGACCCTAAGAGTGTCGACTGGGAGAAAATCGTTCGAACAGATCAAGATACAATCGTTAATGCACTGACTACCTTCATGAAGGGTATCGTGTTTGGTAAATCGGTGCGTGGCGAGTCTGGCGTGTCTATCTATCAGGACGAACAAGGTGCCTGGCATATAGATGCAGAATACCTACACGTGCATCGCAAACTCACAGCAGAGGAGGTTGAGATAATGAATACCTCTCACATCAAGGGCAAGATAGTAAACTCTGCTGGTAGCTTTGTGATATCTAAGATAGAGAGGACTGTTGGTGCCTGGAGATGTTACTTCCGCCAGCAAGATAGTGAGGGTCGTAGAGTATATAATTCTATGCGAGTGGATGACCTTGCGCTGTGCGAGACATTCAACTTGGTAGATGCTGGCGGTCAGCTGTCTAATCACTATTGGCATAGGCGTGTTGTTGAGGTTGGAACGGATTATGTCGACATTGCTGATAACACGAATGCGGAAAACTATGCAAGTGGTAGCGATGTTCCACAGGTAGGTGACGAGGTGGTGCAGTTGGGTAACCTTACAGTTAAGGAAAGGCAGAGTGCTATCATACAGTCAGCTGCTGGTGAGGGTGCGCCTTACTTTAAAATTATAAAGGGTATCAATTCTTTTATCCTCCCTCCTCCTATCTTCTTATTTGATAAGCAGAACTTCGAGATACGTGTCGAGAATCCTGCTAAAAGTGGCGAATATATCCCCTTGCAAGCCTTCTTAGATTCTATGCAGGGGCGCATTAATTCTGTTCAGCAGCAGGCGGACAAGCAGCTTGTTATTTGGTTTGGTGATGCCGTTCCAACGCTCACCACTGAACCTGCTAACGAATGGGCAGACAACACAACGAAGGAGTTGCATGAGCATGACATCTACTACAATCGCTCATACGTAGAGACTGGCGGTGGTCGTGCTTATTCTTTCGAGCGAAACCCTGATGGCTCTTTCTCTTGGCACGAGATTACGGACGCTGATGTTCTCAAATCATTAGAAGCTGCTAAGCACGCACAAGACACGGCAGATGGTAAGCGTCGAGTGTTCGTGCGAGATATTCCTACTCCTCCTTACGATGCAGGCGACCAGTGGACCAATGCTACCTTCCCAGATAAATATAACAACGACCTGCTTGTTTGTGTTCGTCCGAAAACAAATGGCGAGTCTTTCGATATTGAGGATTGGCAATCTGCGCAGAATCTCACTTCTGCACAATTCAAGTCTGAAATTAAGACAGCTGCTGACAAAATATCTGCTACTGTTACGAATCTTAAGAATGGTTTAGTTGAAGTCGGTTTTGAACTCGACGGAGAAAAAAAGACCTTTGATATTGTTGCAGACCGTTTCAAGGTAAGAACGACAACGGGTATAGTTCCTTTCTTTACTGATGGTGAAAAGCTTAATGCTTATTTTATTGATGCAAAGGAAATAGTCGCTAAAGGTATCAAGGCGCAGACTATCGATGCGAAAGGAGCTACATTTCAGAATATCACCGTTACTGGTGATAGTACATTTGAGGGTACACTCAAAGGCACAAGTGGCTCGTTTACTTCGTTAGATTGCCTTGACGGTACTAATAAGGTTGGTGGCATTAAATTCGGGACTATGGGAAATAAAGGCTATATGGCTTTTACAGGTGATTTTGGAATGTTGGGCGAAACAACGGGTGACATTCGTAAGCGTTTCCATAATTTTTATGCAACTAACATTTATTGTAACAGTCAGTTCGGGCATAAGTCAAGGGTCTGTGCGGTTGTGAAGGACGATGAGATGTTTGTTTATAACGATGGACATATTGAAAATGGTATTCGTATAGCTTTAACTTTTAACCATATAATTATAAATGGTAGAAACATTAATTATTATAGAATCCCAATGTATTCTCCTGGTTTCGGTGGTGAATCTGGAGAGATTTTGGATATTGATAATCTAAAGGCTCAAAAGGGTTCGCAAACCTATTTTGATGAACTTCCAGTAGGTGTCCCTATTGATGTTATTATATTCAATGGTACTAAGAATTTCTGTTATGAATTTTTTGGGATGGGATATGGCAAGCAGTGGACGGTTATTAATGGCAATGATAGTCAAGCTGTGTACATTTTTGACCATCGAGAACTTCGTAAGTTTGAAGGTGGGTATGTGTTTGAATATATGTACGTAAATCCACATTGGTTAACTCCTGAGAAGAGTAATGATAATCTTGGTGCAGGCGTATTCTATACGGCTGGTATTGATTTTGACTGGTAAGAACATTATTAATTTAAAATAAAATAATATGAAAAAACTTTTAGATTGTATTTACAGGATTTTCGGACGACTCGCATCCATTGGTAGCGATAAGTATCTGCACATGTTTGCAGGTCTTGTTGTTTCGATGATTGCGTGCAAAGCTTTACACGCTGTTAATGCGTACTTAATCTTTGCATTAGTACCAGCATTTTTAGTCATGGTAGGAAAAGAGAGTGTTGATCACTACTACAGGAAGGAGCAGTTCGATTGGCTTGACGTTTGTGCAGGTATGCTTGGTGCGATCGTGGGTGTTTTTCTTTTCCTATTGTAAAGGAGGTGTTCGTATGGATATAGTTGAATTACAGTTTACACCAGAGTTTATTCACTCTGTAGCTACACATCTTATAACATGTGTCGTGATGTGGGCTTTAGTCGTTAGCGCAGCCTTCATCGACCTATGGGACAGGGTTTATACGCAAAACAAATTGAAGAAGCCTTTGACTTCGCACCTTATGCGTAAGACGCTTGGTAAGATTGGTGAGTATTGGCGATTTCTCCTTATCGCCTTGATTATCGATGTCGTGATTTTCACGTCTTGTTCTCTGTTAGGTGTTAAGACTTTCCCTATCTGTACATTACTGTTCTCTGCTTCCTTACTCATCATAGAAACAAAGAGTCTCATTGAACATGCAAGAGAGAGAAAGAGTACTGCTGCTGATATGCAGCGCATCATTCAATCAGTCGTTAGTGCAGCTTCAGATAGAGATGCAAAGAAAGTTATTCAGTATGTCGCTGACTACATTGGTGAAGAGAAAAATGTAAATCAAAAAATAGAAGAATAGTATGGCAAATTTTTCAATAGCAGAGCTGGTACAATCCAGCACTGCTGAACAACTCAAGATAAACAATAACCCACCTTCTATTGTGAAGGTTCATCTTACCGAGACGATTACTCTTTTAGAGAGTATTCGTGCGGAATGGGAGAAGTATTGCGAGGCTCACAAACTCGAGAACCCTGCTCTCCGTGTAACGAGTGGCTACCGCTCACCAGAACTGAACAAGGCTGTAGGAGGTGTGAAAAACTCTGCACATGTAGAGGGCTACGCTGCTGACTTGCAACCTGTCAATGGTAAGCAGGCAGAGTTTGAACGTTTCATGGCTAACGAGTTCTCCAAGATGGGGTATTCTTACGATCAAATCATCGTGGAAAGAAGTAAGACTTCAAGGTGGGTACATGTCGCCTATAAGAATGCCGATGGACGGCAGAGAAGACAGTGTTTTAAACTTAAAGTGTAACAAAGTGAGGGAGAAAGACTCCCTCACCTAAATCGAAAGAGGTATGAATAGATTTATAAATACATCTTGTAAACTATTAATTTGCGTCCTTATAACGATGTGCGTTGGCTGTCGGACTAAGAAGTCGGTCGCTATTGAAAGCGTAAAGCAAACGTATAATAGTGAGCAGGTGACAACAGAGCGAAACGAAAAGCATATATCGCTTATCGACACAACTAACATTGACGAACTAACAAGTGTCATACGTGAGTTTGTTTTTGATGTTCCTTGCCTGGAGGATAGTTTTGCTCCCGACACAAATGTCGGGAGCAAAGTGCCAATGGTTGAATATAAAGCCGACGGCAGCATCAAAATTAATCGTGGTTTGAAATCGATTAAAGAGCGAATTGAAAGCCGCAGAAACGAAAAAAGAGGGCTGTCAGAGAAAAAGGATAGTGCTGCTAACAAGCAGACTAATACGAAAGTCAACTTCTCTGAAAACAAACGACATAAAGATAAGCACGTTGAGCAGGTACAGATTGCCGAGCCATTCAGATGGTGGCAAATTATAATGGGCTTGCTTGTGTTGTCTATTGTTGTCTTTGGACTAAAATTTAAGCCAAGTATAAAAGGCTTCCTCCTCAAGATTTTCAACAGAATAAATTAAACGTGTTGAATGAAGCACATCAAGGTATATATCACAGAGAGCCGTACGAAAGATAACCGCTTCGCACAAGCCTCGATTCGTGGCATCGAAGATAATACGGGTGAGAGTTATTCTTCCTCTCACCCTAAACTACTTCAAGATATCATCTGTCACGCTCTATCTCTTGCACATGGAGTTGATATAGAAGGTAATAACGGTTTTACTTATACATTCCCATTCAAGCTATCATAATATGTCAATAGAAAAACTCTACTTAGAACATAAACAGACAGGCGGACGACTGACCGCTGATGAGTTTAACAAGTTACCCGAGAAGGTCAACGAACTCGTTGATGCGCAGAACACGGAGGAGGAGCGTGTGAAGAAGGTCGTGTCAAAGAACCGCCCCTCGCTCGGACAGCTCTCCAACGTAAATACTGAGGTTGACGAACTCACCTCTGATACGTGTGTACTCGTATGGAATGGTGATCAGTGGGTGGCAATGAAGTTATCTGAACTTAATATTGGGCAAGGTGGTGGAGGACAGCAACAGACCATTCTCTATTACTTACGTGCTGTCAATCAATCTCCTTCTACTACTCTCTCTGCCTCTAAGTCAGCAGGGGAGTGTACGGTTAAGTTCATGTTCGTGTCAAGAACTAAGGATGTAGGACAGGCGGATTATATTGATAGCGGTGAGTGGGGAACGTACGAAATTTTCGCTAAGGCTGGTGATGGAACTTTCGTTAGTAAGGCTCGTGGTAGATGTCAGTCTAATACCGTGACGACTGTTGATGTATTCAAGTTCCTTGAGAGCGGACAAAACAATATCATGGTGAAGATTACTGGTGAGGTTACAGGGCAAACCTCCCCTGCGTTGGTGTATTCGATTACGCTGTCTGCACTCTTCCTTTCTATATCTGAGTTCAACTGGTGGAAGGCATACCAAGGTGATATTGTATTACCTTGCTACATCAGCGGTAACATCAGTAAGACACTACACGTGAAGATTACAGGTGAAGGATACGAACAGACGTATGAGCGTCAGTTCGGTACTGCCACTTACACGTCTTCACCAGTAGCCTATACCGTTCCTTTCACGAATAAGACGGGTATCTTCCATCTGTCTGCTTGGCTATCGAATGAAGACAACACCGTTCAGACTACTCCAGTAGGTTACGACTTTATGGCTGTCGCTAATAACGAAGCTGTGAAGATGGTAGTCGTGAACAACAAGGCGGAGAAGCTGCTGAACTGGTACGAGAATAAAGTACTTGAGTATGCTGTATATGACGGCAAAGCTGTTACGACACCACTGTCAATCTTGATGAAGAAGGATAACGAGGTGTTGCAAGAGAATGTATCAGAGAATACTTTGACACAGACAAAGATGCAGTACACCTTATCTCTTGAAGTCGAGACAATCGATAACTCTGACTTTACAGCGTTAATCGGATTCAGAACTCACCCAACAGACGAGGTGCGACTACGTGATGCGATTCCTTTCCCTGTGGATAACTCGCAGGGTTATTCAGCTACAGCTGGAGCGGTGTTCTATTTCAACGCTAAAAACAGAAACAACACCGATACCGACCGCAATATCCTCCGCAATCTTATCAACTCAGATCATGTCGGTTCTAATTGGCAGAACGTAGCCTTCTCACGTGACGGCTGGGTGACGGACGATGAAGGTGCACGCACATTGCGACTGCTCGCAGGTTCTCACCTTACCATCGATTACAAGCCATTCGCTAAGGAGGCAGCACAGAGTGGTAAAACAATCGAAATTGACTATCAGATTAATAACACGTCTGACTACAATGCAGAGTGTATCTCGATAGCTATGCCTTACCAGAAGGGTTATATCGGATTGAAGGTGAAGCCTTCTTCTATTATGTTCGCAACTCGTAGTGAGCGTAATGCTGATGTGCAGGCTATGAATACTGATGATGGTGTACGCATTCGTCTGGCACTCGTGATTAGTCCTAAGAAGTACACCTACGTCTTGAATGGAAATACCTATTACCTTAACCTCGTGTACCTCTACATTGATGGTATTGAAGCTCGTAAGTTTGCCTACTTGCTTACAGACTCTATGCAGATAGGTTCAGGTGGTGACATTGTTATTGGCTCAGATAAAGCGGATGTTGATTTGTATTCTATTCGTATCTATGACAGCGCAATGGATGCTGCAAACGTGCATCAAGATTACATCAATGCACTTGCAACCGTAGGAGAAAAGAGTGCCGAGAAGTTGGATAATGATATCTACGACACGCTCGGTACCACGGTCGACTTTGATAAGGTGCGTGGCAAGGTCAACGTGTTTACCTTCGATAAGCCACTTCCTGCCTACGAATATGGTAAATCATACAAGCCTAAAGGCACGTTGGAAATCTATCCGAAAGATGGCAATACGAATCTTCTTCGTTTGACGATTACCAATTTTCAAATGCAAGGGCAGGGTACATCTTCTATGCTCTATTATCTATGGAATTGGAAAGCAAAGGTAGCTAAAGATACTACTATCGTATATGAGGACGGACTAACGGAACAGAAGAAATTTGAGCTGTTCAAAAACCTGCCTAAAATCTCTAAGCTGACAGGAAAGAAGAATATAGCGTCTTCAATGCAATACCACAAGATGGGTTCTGTAAACTCATTTACTGACCTATGGAAAGCGGTAGGCTTAACTAACGAGGGTGTCGAGCAGAACAGCGAAGCTCGTGTGTCTATCTATCAAGAGACATTCGTAGGCTTCGAGAAACAGACCGCAGAGGACGGAACAGTTACATACAAGTTCGTCGGTCTATTCACTATAGGACCAGATAAAGGCGATGCTGCTACTTTTGGTTATGACAAGGATTTATTCCCTGACCTCTTATCAATAGAAGGCTCTGATAACTCGCCACGCCTTACCTTGTTTCAAGTGCCTTGGGATAAGAGAAGAATACGCTACAACACGGAGGAAGAAGCATATCAATACCAAGTATCTGAACTCTCTTGGGAGAATTGCTGGGACTTGGACTACGCTGCTCTTCCTGCTGATGATAAGTCAACATCGGAAGATGAAACTCGTCAGAGGGCTGAGCAGCTCATTGAGAGTTATATCCCTGCATACAACCTCGTGTATCAGTGCAACACGTTCATCGAGCCGTTCAATGGTACACTTGACGAACTGAACGCTGACCCTCATTCAACACACATTGAGTATTGGATTGCAAAGGCTGGTGACCCCAACCAATACAACCTATACTATTACGATAGCTTGTATAAGATGTTCTGTCCGTCAACACTCGATAGCGGTGTGTCAGTGGTTAATCTTCGTCAGCAGTTAGTTGGCGATAAGTATGGATTAACTGAGACGATATTTAGCTCAGTTAGTGATGCAGCCCAACTCAATGAGTTGTTCAAGTCAGCACGCATTCAGAAGTTCCGTGCCGAGCAGTCGCAGTACTGGGACATCAGCGACCTACTTTATCATCAACTATATGTTGAAGCGGTGGCAGCGACCGATAACTGCGCAAAGAACATATACCCGTATAACTTCAATGCAGAATAGATATGGCAAATAGTAAATGGAAGTTCAGACAAGATGACCTTGATACTATCCTCACGGTTATCAACCAAGGTTTAATGAAGAAACCTTACCACGTAGAATATCACGATACATACGATGACGGTACGCCTGTGTGGAATGGCGAAAAGTCCGTTCTTTGGAATTTGATGGAACAAGCGTACCCAGAGGAACGTGCACAGATGATGCGTCGTATGCTTGCGAAGATGGAGGAGTTGGGTGGTCTTCAGAAGGGAACGCACCAGCAAAAACTCTTTGCGTTTTTTGAGAAGTACTATTTTTCTGTAATTGATAAATTCTCATCCATGTTATACAATGAGGATGGCAAGCTATATGAGAAGATGAAACTTGCCATGCTGCAAGGTACTTATACGAACGACACCGACCCTCTCGGTCAGTCGCTCGGTGATGGTCAATCGCCTGAGGTTGCATGGGTGAAGAAGCGCATCCAATACCTTATGTCTAAGTATTCCTTCGGTGACTATGATGCCAAGACTGCGGAAGGGGCTATCACCGTACGTACCTCTGCTCAGGCTGATGCTACAACAAACTCAATCGTTTTGCGATTAACACCTGCTATGAAGCTGTACCCTACGATAGCATACGGTACCACAATCATGCGTGGTGTTCGTACGGATGCTGGTAAGCCGTGTGAGATAGTCGTAGACATTAACGGCACCAGTGACCAGCAGCTATCTGTCAAGTCAGCAGACTACCTGCTCGATATTGGCGATTGGAGTTCGTATGTAATTAACGGTGCGCTGTCAATCATTGGTAAGCGATTGAAGCGTCTGAAACTTGGCGATGAGAATGAAGAGAAGGTGAAGATACTCATAGCTTCGCTTACGCTTGGTAACACTACCTCATTAGAGGAAATTGATGTTCAGAATATATCTACGCTCGGAGGTGCGCTTGATATGCGCAGTAACTTCCGTCTGCGTAAGTTCCTCGCTGGTGGCTCATCGCTAACCGAAGCACACTTCGCTGATGGTGGTGCGCTCGAAGAAGTCGACTATCCTGCTTCCACGTCATACGTGGAATTAAAGAACCTTGACAAGCTCACCAATGAGAAGTGTAACACCGAAGCCTGCGCTCCTAACGTTATGAGTTACTTTGTCAGTGGCTGTGATAACCTTCAGCCGATTAAGATGCTCATTGGGATAATGGATGCACAGGTAGGGCAAGTTCCTCACTCCCTGCGTTACGTGCGCTGTGTCGGTTTCAATGAAACATTTACCGATGGGCGAGCATTCGATAAGCTGTCTCAGTTGGTAGACGGTACTTATCAGGGTATCGATGCAGAAGGTCAATATGGAAACGACCCATACCCTGTCTTGGACGGTACTATTAACCTCACCACTGGAGCGTATCGTGACACCTACGATGCATTGATGACCCACTATCCAAAACTCAAGCTGAACATCGCTAAGTGGTGGATTCGCTTTGAGGACCCAGAGGTGAAGCGCATCTGCGTAGAAAATTGGGACAAAGACGGTGACGGTGAGCTCTCTATGGAGGAAGCTGCTGCCGTTAGTTCCATCGGGACT